AAATTATTTTGCAACATATAAATAGCTTTGATATCAAAATGTCCATCAGGAGATTTAAACTCTCCGTGTGGAACTTTAACTTGCACTCTAGCTTGTTGGGCTGTTGGAGATTGTAAGAATCTATCTAATTGTAAGGCCAGTTCTTTTGCGTTAATCATGCGTTGACTTTTACGTCACATTACTGTATTTGTCAATACATGGGATTACCAAAAAGACTCACAGAAATGCAAATGAAATTTGCTCACCTATTGGTGACAAATGAAGGTAGAATGACTGGCTATGAATGTGCCAAAGAGGCAGGATATTCAGAGGACCGGGCTAGAGTCACTGCATCAGAACTACAAAGCCCAAAAAAATATCCATTGGTAGTTAAATATATCGGAGAGATTAGAGAAGAATACCAGAAAAAATATGCTGTGACATTTGAGAGACATATCACAGAACTAGGAAAAATTAGACAAGCAGCTTTAAACAAAGGCGCATGGTCTGCAGCTGTTAATGCTGAAGTTGCAAGAGGTAAAGCAGCAGGATTATATATTGAACAGAAGATAATTAGAACTGGTAAGTTAGATGATCTTTCAGAAGATGAATTAGAAAAACGAATGACAGAAATTATGAATGAGTACTCACCAATCCTTGAAGGTAAATCTACAGAAGAATTAAAAGAAGAAGTTAAAGATAAACAAAAACAAATAAGACTTAAGAAAGTTAATTAATCTTTTTAATAGACTGAATTACAGAAGTTGGAATGATGGTTGTATTTCCAATATCTTCAAATGTCTCTGCTTCTTTTGTTTTAATATAATCTACAAATATTCTAGTAACACCATTTTTTTGAGACAATAAATAACCTTTAGATACACATGTTGGTAGTTTAGATTTATTTAAAGATTTAGTATTGCTCCAGCCAGCATCACCTTCAATGTCTAGCCACTCTATTTGTACAAATGGATATGCTTCAATCTTGTTTCCTAAAGACTTTAAATTTAGAGGAATAGTTTTTTTGTTTTTTATTCTTCTTTTCGATTTTCGTTTTGGTTTTCTTTTTAAGGTTCTCATAAAATTGTGGGTTATGCTTCCGTTGGAATTTATCCCAAAAATCCTCCTCTGTCATCATACTTATTGCCAATGTTATTGCATTTCCAATCATAATTTCTAGTACACATTTCCTACCACATTTTCAATGTTAAAAAAGTGTTGGTAATTGAGGATTTCCACATTAGGAACATTTTAATTTTAAAAATGTGGAGGCTACTTTCCTTATTTTACAAGGATAATAATCGATTTTGGGTTTAAAGTTACAAATATAGAGGTAAAATATTTTTAGAGAATATTTCCGCCCAAAACTTTCAGAAAAAATGTGGAAATGTGGTAAATGGGTTATTTGCTATATATACCAATGGTTCTAGCCTCCACATTTCTTTTTTTGAAATGTTCCAAATGTGGAGAAAATCAATTTTATGCGGGTTTTTGAATTTTTTTACCACATTTCTTTTTTTAAAAATTGTGGCCATTTTGTGATTTGGACACATTTCTGCCACATTGTTGTATACTTATGTCGCAGTGTGATATTTATGTAACGGTGTCACTACAGTGTGATGAATAAGGGTTGAGGAGCACTGTAATGACTTCGCAGCCGTTTCTACGCAGACTTTATGATCTCCTGCCCTAACTTGTAATACTGGTCAACTCGACGCAACCATTCCCATTTCAACTCTCGAAACTCGCGTCCATTAATTGTAAATTTTTGAAAGAAATTGTCTGGTGTACACATCAAGATTACTCCCTGCTCGATGCCCGTCCCGTAGACACAGTTATGAGCCATTGCATAGGCTACCATCTGTAATTTATAATCTCCTATCCATTCTGCCTTTTTAGGCTTGTTAGATTGTTTAAAGTCTATTATACTTTCGCGCCCTTGATACACGCCACATAGATCAGTAGCTCCGGCGTATAAATTCGGGTAGAACAAAGTCACTTCAGATCCCCAGATTTCTTCTAAATCATTGA